ATTGGTGTTTGAGCTGCTGAACCGCCATAATAAATAAACAAATTTGTATTTGCCGCACCTTGCCCAACACCAATACAGTTTGTTAATGTTGATGGTTCTACGTTTGTTGGTACACCTGTTGATGATGTCATACCAACAAATGTTCTTGGACTTGCCACTGCATCAGCAATACCAAAACGAATAACATAATAAAACCCGCCACCACCATAAGCAGTTGCCGTACCTAAAGAAAGATAAGCTGATGAACCTTGATAAAAATACCCCAAAGCACCGGCTGTTCCCGCTGATGTGTAATTTAAACGAACTGCCCTAGAAAACAAATTAGTGGTATCCGCGCTATTACTTGATGCACCTAATGATGTGGTGGTCTGCAATCCAAATGTTGTAGGTGTAGCAGAACCCCATATAGGTTGATACATTGCTATTTTTTTATTTGCAAACGCTGGCTGCAACACAACAGCCGCATTTGTAGCATTTAAAAACGCTGGTGCTGTATATCCACCCGCAATAGTTTTGGCAAATGTTTTTAGATTACCAGCACTTGGGGCAGATGGAACTGACGAAACCGCTGCGCTTAAAATCTGATTAGACGTTCCCGTCAAACTCAACAATGGAATATTGACGTTTTGGCTTGAATCAATAGTTAATGCGACTGTAGGGGATGCGCCAGTTTGAAAAACAAGCGAACCTGTGGTATCTGCCGCCACCGTGTACGCAGTTCCTGTTGTGGTTGATGCGGTAATCGTTGTCATACGATGACGTACCTTTGTCCTGCTGATACCGTTAATGTTATTCCGCTGTTAACCGTCACTGGTCCAACAGAGAAACCATTTGTTCCTGTCGCAATCGTGTAATTGGACGAAACAGTTGAAGCATTCAAGCCAATACCGTTTGAACTAATATGCTCTGGAGATGTCAATTCACCGGTGCTTGGATTGTATTTGTATTTTGTGGAAGAAACATACTCTGTCGTTACCGTTCCGCTTGTGGCGCTTGAAAATAATGGGTAACGTGGTGAATTTGTGGTTGTGTCATCAGAAATGGTGATGGCTGAACCCGCGGCCGCCCATGTGAAAGCTGAACCGTTCCAAGTCAATGTGGTGCTTGAAATTGTTGGGGCAGTGATAAACGATGTTGCACCAGCGCCTGTTTGGTAAGGAATTTGATTCGCCACGCCTGCGGCAATATTGGTTGCGGTTGTCGCCGTAGCCGCATTACCGCCAATTGACAAGCCAGACGCTGTGCCTGTTAAGCCTGTTCCTGCGCCAGCAAATCCTGTGGCGGTCAAAACACCAGTATTAGGCACATATTGCAGCTTGGTGGAACTGACGTATTCAGTAGAAATTGATCCTGTTGTGGCACTTGTAAACAACAAATATCTAGCTGTTATTGTTGATGTGTCATCAGTAACTGTGATTGAAGCTGATGGAGTTGCCCAAGTTGGTGCGCTTGAACCGTTTGACTGAAGTACCTGACCTATTGTGCCTGCCGCTGTAAATGCGTAAGCCGTGCCAGTTCCATAAGTTACTGCGCCTGCGGTTGGTGTAGCCGTTCCGTTTGTGCCGCCTCGATTAATTGCAATGGTTGAGCCGTTCCAAGTTGCGCTGGTAATTGAGCCAGGATAATCTAGCGTATTAGTTGACCAAGACACATTAGATGGCGTTTGGTCATGACGATCCCATGACCCAGCCGCTAAGGTGTTATCCAATAAAACAACATTGACATATCCACCAGAGTTAATTGTTGCAACGGTGGTTGATGAATTGTTTTGTACAGTAATCGCACCAGAACTTTGGTTATTATTAAATGTGAACAATGCGCCATTAGGCAATGTTGTTGCATTGGGCAATCTAATAACTTGACCGCCAGAACCAGTTATTTGGTAGTTTTGGGCAGATGAAGCGGTTAGCACGATTGTTGTGCCGCTTGCCGCTACTGTTGAATATCCCTCAAACAAACAATTAACTGTGATATTTGCATTTGAATCACGCAAAACAACAGAATTTGCGCCACTTGATGAAGTCACGCCAGTACCGCCATTTGCAACCGCCAATGTGCCGCTTAAAGTAACAGCGCCTGCGGTATTGGTGTTAGGTGTTAATCCTGTTGTACCGGCTGAAAATGTACTAACAAAATTGCCAGAAAGTGCGGATGTTGGAATGGTTGTGGATGCGGTTACAGCACTTGTATCATTTCCATACAAATAACCTGTTAAACCAAGCGTTTTTAATGTAGAAACCGCCGCCGAACCATCTGTAATTGCTACAGAACTAGCGTTTTGGGTTGACATTGTTCCAAGACCACTAATATCAGTATTAGGGATTGTGGTCGTTGCTGTAAATGCGCTTGTGCCACTTCCTTTGACATAGCCTGTCAGCGTTGTGGCGCCTGTACCGCCATACGGAACAGTAACAGTGCTTGCGTTCCATGTGCCTGCGGTCAGCGTACCCACGCCGGTGATGCCGGTATATGAGCCTGACAGATAGCTTGTGCCAATCGTGCCAGACGTAATCTGATTACCGGCAATTGCAATGTTGGTCTCAGCCAAAACTGTCAGTTGACCTTGTGCATTGACGGTTGCGGTCAGCGTCTTATTTGCCGCGCCGTATGAAGTGGCGGTCACGCCGGTGTTGGTGATGCTGAATGTGTTGGATGCAAGGGTTAAACCTGTACCGGCAAAATATGTGCCAGAACCTGAGAATTGCACCCAAGGCATTGCGGTGACGTTAATTGTTCCGGTGTCTGCGGCGGTTGTCACCCAAGCGGTATTTGCGTTGGCTGAGCCGTTCAGAATGACGGTGTACGCGCCTGGCACTTCCGACCACACATCCATATCAACAGATCGAGTCCATGCGGTGGATGATGCAATGTAAATGCCGTTTTGTGAGCTTGTGTTTTGGTTTTTGACCAAAACTCTATCACCGGCAAGGGTTGTGTAGCCGTCAATTGTCTGCAAACCAGACAACGTGATGTTGGCAATTGTGCCGCATTTGACCGCCTGTTTGGGGCTTAGCCCTTGGGCAATTTGGTCAACATAGTATTTATTGGCAATATCTGTATTTGCCGATGGTGTCGTTGAAATCGAACCTGTGGTGGTCGAAATATTGGTAAATACACCGGTGGACGGTGTAATTGAGCCAATCGGACTTGAATCTAACGTACTTAGCGTAATTGCCAAACCAGACTGATTTGGATTCAATGTGGCGTAAAAAGGCTGACCCTGACCAATAAAGGTTTGAAACGTTCCATCGACCGCAAAATATGCCTGAACTGGCAGTAAGTTTTGGTCAAGGACTTTGGCAGGATCAGCCATGCCTACTCCTTAAGATTGGTCGGCAGCGGGTGTTACATACAAAATGCCAGCAGTGCCTGAATTGCTCTTCGCTGTCAAATAGTATGGTGTTGTAGGCGTAGCCAAAATTAGCGGTGTTGTCATGCTTGCAGGCAAAACAAAATCGCCATTTGTGCCATCAACTGGAAAAGTTGGTGCGCCAGGATCGGTCGTACCCCATTTCACAGCAATAGGCGCTGCGCCAGTGTTCAAGAACGCAGAATAGTTGATCTGGTCATTGGTTGAGTCATCAATCAACACAGCAGAATGAGCCGTGCTAGTGACTGACAACGCAACCGTTGAACCAGCGTTTCTTTGAACGGTGGATGCTGCCATGATTAAGCCGCATTCACAGCAACAGGCAGACCATCAGGACGAATTACTTTGAAATAGTAAATGCCAGATGCAGGCGTAATGGCCGTAGCCCCGCCAGAAGTGTTTTGAAACTGCACGGTCAAGCTGTTGTCAGCCGTTACATCACAATTTGTAATTGCAATGTCTTTGGTTTGGTTACCGGCATATTGCATGAAATACACAATATCATTGGCTTTGATACCAGGAATCGGAAATGCCTGCAATGATTGAGTTGATGCGGTGGTCAGAACTGCGGGTGTAATTGTTGGAGCAATGACAAATGCTTCAAGAATATTGCCACGGGTGATGGTGGTAGAAGACATGAGAATTCCTTTACAGAATGAATTGATTGTACGTTAAAAACAGAAAAAGCCACCCCTTTTAAGAGTGGCTTTTTTACTCAGTTACATTCCAATCAGGAATAAACAGAGAAGTCGTAACCGTAGACGTAAATGTCAACAGTTCCGCCCGAAACAGCAGTACCGACCTTAACGTACAGAGTCTGTGCGGTCAGGGCAGTAGTTTTTGTTCCAGCAACAACAGTTGCGTTAGTAACGTAAGTTGAACCAGTGTTGCTGGTCAAGGTTGCGTTAGTAACGATTTCTGTGCCGCCGCCTGCTGGTGCAGTCCAGATAGCCAATGCGCCGCCGCTAACGTCTTTGTTAGCGTTGGTGATGGCCACGTTTTGCACACAGTAGGTGGTGACGTTCTGAGCAGGCAAAGTAACAGTCGAATCGCCGGTAGCGGAAATAGGAATGCCAGTTGCCACAAACAACAAGCGAATAGCTTGGTTTGTTGCCAGATTGCTTGGGTGAATTGTGGTGACGCTATTAGGTGCAGCCATGATTTTTTCTCCTTGAGTTAAGTTGATTAAGCTGCAACGCGGCAAGCGAGTTCAGGGTACAAAGGAGCCCAGCCATACAACACATCCAAACGAGTCGGAATTGAATCGTTGTTGATGGTGTACTGACGAACCACACGCATTGACAGACCGATTTCCTTGTCGGAAGCACGGCCAGCAAAATGGACCCCCTCTGGCAGCTCGAGATCTGCCACCGCTAAGCAAAAAGCATTCCTATGCATGATTATATTCTGCGGACTTACTACTCCAGTATTATTAAATGGAGTAACAGTCGATGCGCCAGCGCTTGTAACTGACACGTTTTGGAACTGACCGGCGGTGATCACAGCAGGGCTGACGGTCACAGAGGTAGTACCAGAAGTGGCAACAGTCACAGCAGCGGTCACAACAAAGTTACGCAGCTTGTTAGAGCCATAAGCCTGACGGTTCTGAGGGTTGACAGCGTAGACGTTGGCGATCTGGATAACGTCACCTTGTTGCAACGATGCGGTGGCGGTGGTAGCCGACAATGCGATAGTTGAAGTAGATGCCCAGCCAGAAGTCAAAAAGCCTGTTGCTGTAGAAGTATTACAAGAAAGGGTTGCAGTGGAGTAAGAGCCAAACGTTTGACTTACAACATTTTGGTCCATTTTCCAATTCATCCCCGCGCTGTCGCGGCCCATAAGTCCTTTGCGGTACTGCTCGCCGATGGCTTCTTGAGGCACAAACAAACCTTTCAAGCTGTCCACAATGGTGGCAGATGTAAAGGGTTCAACGATACATGAACGACGACCATCGCGTGGTGCGCCCTCAGCATCGAGGTAAGCGGCAGCGGTCAGGTATGTGATCAGACCAGTGGGTGGTGTGCCAGCAGTACCGACAATGTTGGCGGTATTGTTTTTGGCCATAACCAGACCATCACGGTCGATCTTGTTGGCGATCGCCGCCACAGCAGGCTTCAACACGCGGTCACTGAACATATCCAAGGACAAAGCCAAGTCTTGTGTAGTGAACTGTGTATCAACGTGGAACTGTGTTGACAGGGTTACAGGAACGCTTGTCTCGTTGAAATCTTCAACGTTCAAAGCCGGACCGGTTGTACCGATAAAACGACCAGGACGGCGGACGTTCACAGTGTTACCGATTTTTGCACCTACGACAGCGAATTGGTCGTCATAGTTGCGGTCAACTTCCGATGTGAAAGTCAATTCGTTTTCCAAGACCATCAACGCTTCGTTGGTGATCTTAGAGATGGTTAGCAATTGATTTGCCATTTGATTTCTCCAAAAAGATTAGGTTTACTTGATCTTTCCGGTTCTGCGTTGGGCTTTCCACTGTGCGTATGTGCCATGAAACTCCCCATCGGAGCCTATTGGTACATCTACCGGTGCTGTCCCACCACGAATCGGGCTGATCGGGGCTGGTGCTCTACTTTTGACCACAGTTTCTTGTCTGGCAGTTGGCTTTGCGGATAACCGCTCTTCCAATTTCCCTATCTCTCTGAGTGCCGCTTTTGGCGACATAGCCGATATTTTCTTTGCGAGTTCGTCATTTTCAGCTAGGTGGTACAGGACTTGTGGCCCTACATCACTCTCCAGAATTGCATCCCTAATGTCATCATGAATGATCACATCGCTGGACGCGACAACATCGTCAAAGTCAGGCATTGATACCTTTGCCGTTTGCACCTTACTCGCCCAAGTCTCAATGACCTTTTGGCGCTCGGCTGCAACCTTGCTCTCGGCATCACGCTTGTCCCGTTCCGCTAGCGCTCTTTCAGTCGAAAACTCAGCAAGAGCTTTCGCATACTCAAACGCATCCTGAAACTGGCTCGGCTGCGGTTCCTCGTCAACATCCCGCGCTTGTGGCGCAGGCTTTTCAAGTGCCGCTATACGGGCTTCCAATTCTTCCCTACGCTGGCGTTCCTGTTGCGCTTCTTTACGCGCTTCTTCACGCTGCTTGGTTAGATCAGAAAACCGTCTTTCGCGTTTCGGATTCTGCTGCTTTTCATCTGCGGGTTTAGCTTCTTCCTCTGCTTCAGGCTCACTCTGAGAATTTTCTGTGTCCGGCTCCGTAGGAGTTTCCTCTACTACGGCCTCGGG